TTGACAGAACGGCTTCAACTTGAACGAAATTTAAATAATCTTCGGCCAAACGCAATGAAGAAAGGAAAGAATGTCGTTAAAGGCATTGTAGCAGCGGATGCTAAAGCCTGAATCCCCTCGTTTCCATACGCATTTAACAGATTAAAGAACTCTAAATTTTTAGCTTTTTTCAAAAATCGCTCGGTATTGTTAAAATTCCCCTTATGCGTAATGGTTATCATCCTCTCATCCCCTCGTGTTATACTGCGCTCTGCGGGCCGCGTTAAGAGCCTGACGCTGGGCGAACATCTCCCTTCTGCCCGCTCTGCCTGTCTTTTTAGGCGGCGCGTTTTTAATACCGCAAACCTTAATCAATGTTATAAGGCGGTTTAAGTGCCATTTCTGACATTCAAACGGAATGTTTTGCGCTATCATCCAATAATAGATTATCTCCGCAGTTATAACCTCACGAGACCTCGTTACCGTTCCGGGAGCTTCGTTGAACCATGTCGCGGTCATCGGGGCGTCAATATAATCTTTAACAAGGTTTATCTCGTTTGCCGAAAGATTAAGATAAACTTCAGGCTTAACGTTTTGGGTCAATGTCATACATTTAATATAATCTATGGTTTGCTCAACGTTTTTCTCAGAGCTTAAAAACGGCTTGCACCATTTCGATTCCCACTTTGAAAGTGACACGAGAGAATGTTCAAGATTAAGGGTTTGGGCCTTAATTAAGACAAATTCCTGTTTCTCGTCGTCGAAGATTTCTCTCTCAGGAAGAAATATCTCTAACATTCTCTCGCTTCCTTTCGTTAATTAAGATTTCAATTCAGGTAAAGACGGAGTGTTCGGCACTTTCGGAATTATAGCGTTCATAAAGTTTTCAAGCGCGTTAGCGTCCGACGCCAAATCCATAAGCAGCTCACTGTAAGCCTCGGTTTGAGTAAACGAATCGGAAATCTCTTTGGATTTTATAAAACGCTTGCCGTCCGGGCTCTTTTCGCCGTAGGATTTGACAATAAACTCCTTGAAGATGTCAAAAATCTGTTTCCTATCCTGCGCCGAAACAACGCGGGTTATCATCTCTGTCAACCCGCCCGCAACCCCCAACTCCATCTCGACGACTTCCGCTTTGGAAAGATTGAAATAAAAATCCTCCGTGCGCTCAACGCCGTCATAGTCTGTGTAAGTGATTGTTTTTTTAAGCATTTTGAATTTCTCCTTTCAGTTTTTAGTCATAGCTGTATCAGCCGTTAGCAAACAAAGTGATTAACTCGGCTGGCAAAGGCAAACGCGGTTCGGTAGCCGCAATAGCGGGGTTGCCGCCTTCGGCTTCCTTAGCGTCGGTTCCGTACAGAATAGCTTCAAATGCCGCCATCTTCTCGGGAAGAACCTTTGTCGAGTCAATAACCACAGAAGCGGTAGGTTTGAAGTTTTCGCCAACCTCAACGGGCGTTGTCGTGATTTCCCATGAGAAAGTGATAGCTTCGGGCGTATCGTTGACCGTCGAGTAAGCCTTTTCTGATGGAGACGCCAGCGCGCCGTAGATAAGGTGAATCTTATACCCTTTGTCATTTAAATCGACGTCATTGCCAAGTATGGTTTTGTAAGCCAAGCCAAAAGTCTTGCGGCTTTGCTGGCCTGCTGACACGCCTACGGCAAGGTTCGCCAAACCGTCGCATTGCTCGAACTCAGGCGGGTAAGTGTACGCCTCGATTGTCGCGCCGAACTCCTCGACGCTCATCAGGTTCAGGTATTTGATGTTGTCAGCCCATATAGGCGTAGCTTCCGCGCCGGAGGGGCTCTCGGAGATAGAGTTTAAACCGTTCCAAGCAACCCCGCCTTCATACGCGCCGTTTTGGCCGCGAATGTACAACACACCGTTGCTGACACCTGTTTCATAAAACTTTTCGCCGTTTTGGTCCCATTTCAATTTAGCCATTGTTAATTTCCTCCTTAATAATAAATGTTAAACACGTCATGGTTTAGATTATCCGCCGTATAATGCCGGTCAAACCGACAAAACGGCAAAGAGGCGACCCTATCAGGTATAACGCTGTCAGGATTTGCGTCTATAACCATGATAGAATATGCCGTCCAACTGTTATACGAAAGGTTGTCCGCGTAACTGATTTCAAATTTGTTTCTGCCGTAAACAATACAGGGGTATTGCATCTTAACCGTGCTTGGAGGCTGAAAATATACATTCCTTGAACCAAGCAAGCCTACAAGAATCTCATGGAGTTCAAGGCGCCGCTCTTTGCTCATTGTATACGCCCCCAATCGTTAAAATAAGGCGGGGCCTCTGGACATCAACGGAGGTGATTTTCCAAAAGGCCCCAAGCCATTGCACATATCGCATTGCGTGAAATTTCTCATAGGCAAACGGGTCGGCCACAATGCTTAATTGGTTGTCGACATTCAAGTCGTCGTTAAGGTTCTTTCCGTCCCGCCATTTGCTGACGTTTCGCAGAACGTCGCCGAAATATTCACGCTCGGTTATCTGCTCCTCCCAGACGCCCTTTGCTGTTTCAACGGTTTCGCCGAAGCCGATTTTCCCATAAAATTTTGCCATTTTGAATTTTCACCTCGCTTAAACCTTCTCCTCCAACACAATCGCCGAAAACGGACGAATCAGCGCGCCTGAGCAGCGGGTTTCAATCAGATACTTCTGGGCGTTGTAATCAATGTCGAAATCCTCAAACATACTGACGGCTCCGCCCTTATCCGCGCCGACATTGTAATCGGAAAGGTTGACGATTATGCCAATAAGGTTTAACGTGTCAGGTCCGTCTATCCTTGACAGGTTCTCCATTATCGGAACAGTGATAATCTCCCTTACGCGGAGAGTCGTCGCCAGCTTGGAGATAGACTCGTAAATTACCCTGCCGTTATTGTCTTCAATTAACAGGCAATCTGTAAGTATGTCCTCTGTTGTGAACAAAATTGGCTCGCCCGAACCCTTGTAATCCTTTCTGGCTTTGATGGCGGCACGGATAAAGGCTTTTGACTTCTCGTTGACGTTCGCGCCGACTGCCGATGTAACGCGGGCTTTGATGGTGAACAAATCGTCGTCTTTCCAAATCGGGCGGATGTTTTGTTCGTTAATCTTGTCATCGGAAGAGGTTGGGCGACCGTCGCCGACAAGAATAGCGCGCGCGATTTCCTCATCAAGCATTGTACGCATCTCGGCTTTCAGCCACGCCACAACGTCAAAGTCGGTGATGTCAACAACATCGTCGCGGTCAAGTTTCTGTTTCTTGTAAATGGTCTGCGGGGTGGTTGCTCTCTTTAACAGGCCGAACACCTGTTCCTTTTTAAGATTACCTTTAATGTAACCTTTAGCGCGCGCCTCGTCTTCCGTAAGGTCGGCAAACATAGATTTGATTCGAGAGAAAGGCGTATGGTGAACCCCGCCCATAACCCTCGGCACCCAGCCCATATCCCTTTGGATAATATGCGGCGGCGTGTTAAGGTTCTTCGCTTCCGGGAACAGCCAATCAATGTCGTCTATACCGTGCGCCAAAACGCTGTCGCGAAGACTGCCGTAACGCTTAACGTCGGCAAATATAGCCTCCATTTCGGAATGGCTCAGGACATCGTTTTTAACCTCATCCTGCGTTTCTTTGTCAAATACATTGTGTTTCATTACGTCTCCTCCTTCTGAATCGTCAATGTCTGAATGTTCGGCGTCGCCGCCGTTTTCCTCTAAAGCCGCGCCTATCATGTAATACACGACCTGTTTTTGTTCCTCGGTCAAAGTGTTGAAAATCTCTTCGACAGTTCTGTCGTCTTTGTCATTCACTTTTTTATCCTCCTTAACTTTTTTTGGTTCGTCCTCATCATCGGCGTGCGCCAACGAAATTTCTTTACCTGTGTAAATAATAGCCTCGTCATCGCAAGCCTCGTCGCCGTCATGCTGCATAACCGCGTCAATAAACGCCCCCGGATTCGCGCCGGATAAAACAAGGCTTACCTCGCGGATTATTCCGTGCTGTACATGGGAGCCTACTTGCTTTAACCGATTCGCGTAAATAGACAGCGAGGTAATATCACCGTGTTCAACCAAAAGTTTGGCGTTGCTCCCCGATTCCGTATCGTTAAACTTGCAGTGCGCGTAAACGCCCTCTTCGCGGTTTTCAAGCAATGCGTGCCCGAGAACGTTAAATGGGTCGTTATGCTTATGATTCCATACAAGCGGAACGGTCTGCCCGTCGTGGTGCTTAAATGCGTCTTTCAGGATTGTTCGCCCGTCGGAGCATTTAAGATTGTTACGGGTGGCCCAGCCGCCAAAATCGTATTTCGCTTTCATTTTGAATTTCCTCCTTCGTCTCCCGGCGATTTGCCGGATTCGATTTCGCTCGCCGGCTGATTAAGATTCTTATTGCGGAGTTCGTCCGCTTTCGGGTCTTCAGACGGCTTCATTCCGATAATCTGTCTCACCTCGTTAGACGTTAAGATTTCGTTTCTGGTAAACTTGTCGGCTATTTCAGAAATCTTATTAACAGGAACAAGTTTAAACGGATTATTAACAACCATAATTGACTGCAACTGCGAACGGGCCGTTTTGGTTAAAAACTTCCGTTTCATCTCGTCAGTTATCGCCGCGAGAATCGGCTCGATTGTCCGATTGTTGTAATTAAGCATAGCCTGTTCGTCCGCGCTGCCGTCCAATATACTCTGAGTGAGCCCCAACTGGCTGTATAGCATACTCGTAAGGTACTCAATCTGTTTCATCAGATTATTCTCGACAGGGCGGTTTAACTGCGTAATGCGCTCGGTGCCGTCGGTATAAGCGATGCCGTACTTCGAGCCCGCCAACTGACTCTCAATGTCCTTACGCCTATCGTCTGCCTGTTTGCGCCTTGCTTCGGTTTTTATGATGTAAGGCAACTGGATAATCAAATCCAATTTACCGGAACCGCTTTGTTCGTCTATGGAATCCAAAAGGTTCAGCTTACGGATAAGACGCTGCATTGTGGAATTTGGCTCGTTTATAACGGCGTACAAGGGATTCTCGATAACCGCCGCTATACTCTTTGGGACCAGAATTTCCTCTTTTATGCTCGTCCTTTCGTTGTAAACCGAAACCTTAATATGTTTAGGGTACCAGTTAATAATCTTGCCTACGCGCATTGATAGGATGTCATATGAGCCCGTGACCTCGGGATTAAAAGTCGTGTCGATGGGGATAACCGCGACACAGCCCTCGTCCAACATCGACATGACAATATCCTGCACAAACGCGCGCCCTGTTTGGTCGACGTTGGCCTCAAGCGTAAGACAGCTATTTAAACCCGATTCAATTACGGATAAAAAGTGATTGTTTTCATCCATACGCACATGCCAAATGCCAACCCCCGCCGCGTCCAAAGCGATACGGTTATAGACAGAATTGACGATTGACCGCTCGTTACCTCGCGTAAAGCGCGGTCTGTCGGGTCTGTAATACGTATACCCAGCTCCGACATCCCTGTATTCAAGCGTCGGGTCTTTATTAAAAAAAGCGTTCCAAGCATGTTTCAGCCGGGAACCGAAAGAAAATTCCATTTTGAATTTTTCACCTCGTTTTTTTCTTCGACAACACTGAAACTTTTATTTTCTTGTCAATTTTATCTAAAAAGTCGTTCACCCTTTGTTCGCGTTCCTGTTCACGCTTTTTCCACTGTTCTTCGGTTGTGCGGGTTACGTCCTTGAATATCTTTTGCGTCTTTGCGGCGGCTCGCCCGACCTTGGTTTTACCTAACTCGTTTTTAAACCTTTCTTTTGATTCTTTCCGTTCCTTTTCGCGTCGCTCATCGGGAGTGCGCGTTGAATCTTTAACTATCTTATGCGCCTTTACGACCGCTTGCCCGACTTTAGATTTTCCGAGAGTATTACTCGTTAATACGTCTGCCCGCTCTTTGTGTTTTCGCTCCTTCCTCTCTTTAAGTATTTCACTTGTGGATTTCGGATGGTTTCCTCTTATGCCAAGTTGTCCGGGTGTATGCCGCACCCCCCATTTCATGCCTTTTACGCCGTGGTGTTGTAGTTCTTGCATAACGCAACCTCCTCAAATAAAAAACAGGCCGGTTAAAGCCTGTTTAGTTATTCTTATAGTTTAACAGAATGAAAAATAAATGCCCGTTGCAACAACCTCTATCTTTTCTTTTTGGTTTTCTTATCGGAAACTAAATTTTGAAGTATGCGTGTTTTAAATCCAGTATTTTTAGGAATCTCTTCCATATCGCACCCTTTGATTCCGTTAGGAGCACTTAAATATAAAGACTCTTCGTCAAAATCTGAATTAATCGCGTTATCTTTTTCGGAATGTTTCATGTTCATATTTTCCACCTCTTCCCCTTTAATAGTTTCAAGAGACTTGCTTCTTGCAAAAACAATATATGCAGAATCAAGTGAATCTATTGGTGTTTTGTCGTTTGGCTCCCATTGTGTAAACCCTCTCATATAGTCATCTCTAACTATCCCACCTTTAACATCATTTTCTGTATAAGCCAATGAACGTACTCCTCTAAAATTTTTTGCCACAGCAATGGAAAACGCCCTATACGAAGTCAAAGTATCGTCCCCATCTAAATCAACTAAATTTATTCCCTGTTGCGATGCTAATTCTTTTACTCTATCCACAACCTCTTTTATAAATTCATGTTCATACTTTTTAAGAAAATTATCAACACGTTGTTTTTCAGAAGGACCAACCAACGTATCCTTAACTCTCATAGTTAATTTAAAAACTTTATTGCGCGGATTAAGTTCCAACAATTTTTGTGCAAGTTTATCGGCATCCTTTTGGTCGGCAAAAATATACGTTTGACCAATATCTTTCTCTATTTTTACTGTAGAGATTCTATACACGTGTGAACCAGCTTTAATTATATCAGGTTCTGTAGAATACCGTGCTTTACCAATCCTCGTGCCGTCATAATCTTGGTATCTTCTTACTCCCCACTTCATTCCAAGAACACCGTGATGAACTAATTCACTTTGACGATTATATCTGAATCGTAACATTTGGTCAACACTCCTTCCTAACGATTCGGTTTGTCTTGCCGCCATTTGCGCCTTTTGTTTTTCACTTTCTTTAATGTCACGTGGGCGATTTTACTTAAAGTGCTATCCGCCTTGGCTTTACCTACGATTCTTTTAGCCTCTTTAGGGTCTTTAGCCTTGCGCTCCTCTTCTTTTTTTTGGGCTTCAGGCGCTGTAAACCCCCACTTCATGCCTTTTATACCGTGGTGTTGTAGTGTTTGCATAACGCAACCTCCGCAAATAAAAAAGAACCGTTAAAAAACGGCTCTGTTCGGTTTGATTTGTTTTATTTGAACTGTTTGATGTCTATCTCTTTTATATTTTCTTCATAGGCTCTTATCCCCGGAGCTGATATTAGCCTAACTTCTCCTGTTTTTTTGTGTACAATGTCATAACCGCCACCGAACCCGTATTCGCCACGCCTCGGTTGTCTATCTGCGAACATAAAAGCCCACTCTTCGCCAATATCATAGCATCTGGTAAGCACGTTTCGTAATGGTAATTTTTTTACCTTTTTATAAGCCTCTTTAATAGTCATGGATTACTCCTCCGTTTCTTAACTGTTTTTAAAATATCAGGTGATAAATCAAGATTATCGGTTCTAAATATTTCAAGCATTGAGGCGTTGGCTAAATCATCATCTTGTAGAGGATAAAGATGAGGGAACTTTAGTTTTCTGTTCTTTATCGCCAATCCTGTTTGGGGGTCGATAAATATAGCCTTTCCATTACGCACCTCTAATGAAATCACATGCCCGTACTGTTTAAAGTGAATGCCAACCGTGCCTCGTGCTCCTTCACCCCAGCTTTCTGCTAAAGCCGTTACTTTTGATACTTTATCACCCATTCTAAACTGGTTCCATTTTGCGTCTATATAACAGTTAGGTAAATCCTCCCTCAACATCTCAATAGGTCTTGGAAGAGCCTCGACGTCACGCCCTCTCCGACGAAGTTCGTAGGCAGTTGTGCAATATGAGCAATTACGCTGGTAAGCTTCTCCTTTACGATAGTTCGGATTCACAGCGGATAAATCGTCAGATATACTATGCGCTCCTTTTATTTGCGGTAAATCCGCCAAACTCATAATATCCGTTTTCTCAACATTTTTCAAGAGATAATCACAATATTTTCTGAACGATTTCTTTTGTAATTGTTTATCGGCATAAGTAGCAGCAGCCGTAATTGCTATCGGAGCAGCCAGTGACACGATTGATAAAACGGCTTCCTCAACCCCTCCGACAGCGGCGGCCTTTCCAACAGCTTTTTCTTTTGCAGGATGCGCTTTACCTGAGCCAAGAGGATATGGCGGCCCGTTTCGCACGCCCCAACGCTGGCCTTTTATGCCATGATGACACAATTCAAATGGGGAACTGTAATTATACGTCCACAAAACCCTTTCACCTCTCTATTCAAACGCGTCCCGATTTAATTTATAGGCGACATACGCATCCATCATCGCCGCGACGGCGTCAATCTTTTGCTCGTACCGTTTCTTAAACAGCTTACGGTTCCCATTCGTATCCTCTAAGGTTATGCAGTTACCCATCGCAAACGTCATAAGCTCCTCGTCAAATAAAAGCATACGCTCCTCCGAGAGTTTTTTAAGTTCACCCAAAGGCACAGATTCCGTCCTTGCCCCCTGTATAACCTTTTCAATGCCATACGGCCCGTTTTCGGTAGCCCATCTCTCGACGAAATCCTTAGCGTTGTAAGGGTCATAACCAAAGCAGCGCACGTCATAATTACAATCGTTTATATGGTTATCCACATCCTCATAAACCTGCATCATGTCCAAAACCGCCCCGTCAAGCACAATCAAACTGCCCTCAGCCATAAACGAATCGTATTTAATCCGCATAGCCGCAGGCAATCTTGTCAAGGTCAGCGATGAAATATAGTTTCGTGTCTTTATGCCGAAGCAGCCGTTAGACAGCGGAAAAAGAAAAGTAAACGCGCAGAAATCATCACCCTGCGAAAGGTCTGCCCCAAGCGCGCACGCCATTTGCCAAAAATCACGCTTCCTGTGCGGCAAAGTTTCCTCATAAGTAAAATAATACGTATATCCCTCCATCGGAATCCCGAAACGCTTGGCCAAAATATCGTTTCGAGCGGCGGGGGTAGTTTCGGCCCTGCTGACATCCTGCTGATAAGTTTCGTAACTGACTGTTTTTCCAAGGTTCGGGTTAGCTTTAAGCCACATGTCAGGGTCGGCGACCTCGTCAATCGAATCGAGCTTGTAATACCAAATAGACACATGCCTCCCATAATCCCGCACGTTTTCATCCTCGTTTTTCAGGATTTCCATCAATTCCATTTTGATTGTGTCGCCGCTTCCATTACGCACGGTTCCCTCAGAGCTGATTGCTACAATCAAGTAATCGTCAAGTTTAGACGACCCCTGCTCAATCGCGCCGATAACGTCTTCCCTGATGTCACAGGACAGCCATTCGTCTACGGTAGCTATCTTTGCCCTCAAACCTTGGAGCTTGTTAATCCCCATGGGCCTTATCTCCAACAAGGAGCCTGTCAAAAAATTCTCAATGCCTTTCTTTGTGGATGCCAATTTCATCCGTTTGGCCTTTGAACCTGTTGTATTTTGCAAAGACCCCTCTGTTAAAAACTGAAACAGCGGCCCGCGCGCCCTCGTTATAGACGTACGGATAGGCGATATTATCTCCTCGGCCTGCTTCATCGTCGGGGCCGTCGTGATTTGATGAGTGGTTGTCGTGTCCACGTTCAGGAAATAATTCTGGATGCACGACCCATACATCGACTTGGCCGCGCCTCTGGCGACAATCAAATATTGTTTGCGAATAAGTCTGCATTTTAAAATCTTATTAACATAACGCCCGCCTCGCCCGGATGGATGCGGTTCGTAAACGCTTCTCTGGATGAAATAATACCAACCAAAAATTTGCTCAGCCCATAACTTAAATGTGTCAAGCAATGCTAAATCAGACCCATCCGTCAAGGTAAGCTCGTTTTCGCAATAATTAATAAACCCATCAATCGCCTCGTCATCGTAATAAATGCTTCTATCGTCTATAAGCTCGTCGATGCGATTCATCTCCAAAGAAATCTCCCTGCAAACAGGTATCTCCCCCCGAATTACGGCATCCCGAAACAGGCCGTAATATTTCGGAACGGCAGTGTTTGAAAATGCCATAAATTGTCATCTCCTATCTTCTAATTTCATCTTTGTTAAGCCTCCCCAAACATCATCTTCTATTCCAAGCATTTTCTCCCCGGTAGCCTTAAAACCATATTTTTCATAAATATGACGCGCGTTGGGGGAGTTAGTTGGAACTTCTAATGTTATTTGTTTTATTTTTCTATCTTTCTTTGCGGCATCAATGATAGTTCGCATTGCCGATGACCCATACCCTTTACCTTCGTTTTTTGTATTTATTCCAATCCATACAAGATTTATTGATGACTCTGATTCTTTATGTAAAGCCATATTTCCAACAGCTTTTCCATCTTTTGACCTGATTGTATAGTCGGAATAACTAAACTGGTTTTTTTTAATAGAAGGTATAAGTTTTCCTAAAAATATAGCCGTTACTGGTGTAGCGTCTCTGTGTAATTCTACAGATTCACCATTTTTAGAAATGATTGAGCCATCATTTGAATCTGATTTTTTGTGAATCCCCCATTTTATTTGCCGACCAGAAGTTCGTGAAGGCTTACGCTTGCCAAGTTGTTCTGGCGTTTTTCGTATTCCCCATTTCATGCCAAGAACCCCATGGTGTCTCAAATAATCATTTAGCATATATTCGCCCTCCCAATTTATTTTCTTGTCTTTATGCAAAACCTGTGATAAAATTTAGTCGATAATCAAGTTTAAAGGAGAAAAATATGAACAATAAAGAATTGCGCCTTGCCGAAATCAAAGACGAAAAACAACGATTAATACTCGAAAAAATGAAAATCGAATATCTGACAACTGGAAAATATGTTAAAGACCAAATGACTGTTTCGCCAAAAATTATGTCTTCAATTGTCGCTGTAAGCGGTTTATCTCTAACATCGGTATCGGCTACAACGTCGTCTTTATTATTCATGACTACCGCTAATCCTGATACTTTAATGCGAAGTAAATGGGGAGGTGTTTATGCAATGGTTATTGACCCCTTAACTTCAAAAATCACTGCACAAGCACCATTTATTCCAATAGCAAGTTCACTTCCAGTTGTTGCTCCGTTAATGGCGATGTCGGCAATCACATCCATTGCTATGCTTCAACAATTTAGTGTGATTGACAAAAAACTTGACGCAATTAAAACCATAATAGATAGAGTTCTTTTGCGCCAAGAAGCAAATGCTGTCGGTGAACTTTTGTCCGCTATAAAAATCGTAGATGAAATATATGCCCAATATGGCCAATCTGGAAGTTTTTCCGTCGATATGCTAATCCGTCTTGCTTTAGCCGAGCAAAATTCCATGAAATTAGAAGCACGTTATAAGTTATTGTCGAATATTGATAACGAAGTTTCAAATTCTGACACTTATCTTGCTACGTTAGCGTCTTTCTTATATCTTCGCGTTAAATATCTTAGAGCGTGTGTTAATATCCAAGAAAATCCGCAATATGCCCATCAGTCGTCAGAAGATTTTATAGAAATGTTGCATGATAACGTAAAACTGTGGAATATTTTATTAACCAAACCGACTAAAATAAAAAAAGAAATTGAAAAACTTGAAATAGAAACAAATCAAGGCAATAAACTCCAAAAAGCAGCGCAAAAATTAATGACAAGCAAAAACCTTACGAGCCTTAACGAAGAGTATAAAACTGAATTAGAAATGGTGAATAGCATTCAAACCGACTTTTCCCAATTTATTAACGATGTTAAAAAAATTATTGAAACAACTGACGCGGCTGATATATTTCCAACAATCATGTATTGGAAAGACGAAAACGGCGAACATTGTATTGCCACAAACGAAAATATACTCGATAAAATAGTTTAACCTCGACATCATGCGCCACTTTATATTTCGCGAAAGTAAGACGTATCGTACTTTCGATTAGCACTCTTATCCATTGCGTTTTCCTCCTTAAATTTTCGGAATTAATTTCATCGCCTGCCCGGCTTTTTTTAACGGAATTTTCCTTACAAGGTTGCCAATGTCTTTTGTAATCGGTGCGCTCGTTACGGCTTTAGCAATGCTTTTGCCCCAAGGGGTTTGACTGAAAGTGTAAACAGCGGCAATAGTTGTCCCTGCTGCTACAATGCCTTTAACGACATTCTTTCCTTTCTTCATTGCGTTTGGCCGAAGATTATTTAAATTTCGTTCAAGTTGAAGCCGTTCTGTCAAAGTCCTAATTTCCGCGTTTGTCAAAGTGTGCGTCGCTTTTTTCTTCAGTTCTCGACTTTTCATATGTTCCTCTGAAGATTTTTTCTTACGACTTACTCTCCCGCCGATTTTGTTCCTATTTCTCCGTATCCCCCATTTCATTCCAAGAACGCCATGATGCTCCAACGAATTTTTCGCCATTGCGTTTTCCTCCCCGTTAATAATTTACCGCTTAACTATACCTAAAAGAGCCCATCCGTTTTAAAATTCTTTCAACCTCTTTAGTGCCCTTTTTGTCAGTTTTTAAATCTTGTAACCGTTTAACGCCGTTAGAAGACAAAAACGATTCAACTTGTTTTCTATACTCTTTTTGGCGTTTCTTAACGTACATAATTTGTTCCCTTGCTTCTTTCGGATACAACACAGCGAAATCAGGGTCGTCAAAGGCTTCGCTATCGGGGGCTTTACGCCTAAGAGTCTTTAACTCTTTATTCAACTGTTTGTTCCGTTGTTTGTCGACCCTTCCGTTAGAATTTCGATTGCGACGAACCCCCCATTTCATTCCGAGAATACCGTGATGCGTTAATTCGTTAGTCATTATTGTTTTACCTCCTCTTTAAATTTTTAAGATATTCGCGGGTCACTTTTTTTACCGCTACAACTTCAAGACTTTTAGCGCGGTCAAATACAAGTATAGGCGAGTCAGCTAATATACCGGCATCACCATCGTCTATTATCATGTTATATCCTTTCTTGCTTAATTCAGAAAAATATCTGTTTCGCACTTCCTTTGAACCGCCCAATTCTCCTTGAAAACGACTATACTCTCGCTCAAGATTTTTAAGACTTGACATTATTCTATTAATATCTTTGTCCTTGGCAAACGGAACAATCTTATAATCTTTATACGCTTTGACAAACTCTTTATCGTTCTTCATAAGGTCGATAAAAGTATCAATGCGCTCTCTTTTTGATGGAGATATGAGCGTCTCTTTTGCTTTCATCTCCATATTAAACGCTGTGCTGCCATACATCAAATTTCGTCCTGCATAACGCGCTCCGTCTTTTGATTTAAAAGAAGCATATGCATGACCTGTATGTTGCTCATCTTTATTTGTAATTGCTCTGTTAATTCTTGTTCCCTTTTCAAGACGAAACGCATCTTTTCGATAATTTGTTTTATCTTTACGAACACCCCATTTCATTCCGAGAATACCGTGATGCGTTAATTCGTTAGTAATCATTTTCCTTCCTCCTATAAATTAACAAAAAGAAGAGTGGCAGTTCACCATACTTATTAAGTTACTACGTACCTCGATAGCCGTCAGCTAAACTTTCAAGTAGTAACACCATTCTCAAATTATACCGGTCGCATATAATTCTCTTCATAAAACGCAATGTAAATTTCGCGAAAAAGAAAAGAGCCCGAAGGCTCAATTCTTTTTAAGGTACTGCCAATACCAATTTGCATCGCCTTGTTTCATTGCAAGCGCGTGTAATCCTTTACCTATAATTTTTGCCCCGCCAAATACTGATAGGCCAAACCCTATAGCGTAAATAATTAAACCTTTTGCATAAACTTCAAACACTTTTGGCATCTTAATCGCCTCCTTTTCACTAAAGAAGGTGTATTTATCGCGAATTAATAATTTACCGCCGAATTAATCCTCCACTCAAGCTCACTAATCAGTCGGTTTGTCGACTCAATTACGGCGGAGCTGAGTGGAGGGTCGAAAATAAGTTTAACTTTCATATGGACATAGGATTTGACAAATTCCAGCCTTGCGTCATTTGGAATAAAATCCGTCCAAACAGCGGAGTCGTCTAATATCGAAAACCCATCTGAAGAGCCTACGCCCATTTGTGTAAGAATCGCCAACACGGAATTGATGTGCATGACAAGGTCCAAGTCAAAAGATGTATGCTCCTCCGCAATCCCAAGCAGTTTTTTAATTGAGGTTAATATGCTGTCCATAATGTCCCCTTTCATCGCCTCCAAGGGCAAGTGTCGTTTTTAATCCGTTTAATTGGTTCTTTAATCAGCAGACTTTCATCACCGTAGTGAATCGCGTTATGCGTAGCGTGCGTAACGCAAATAAGAAATTCAGGGTCTAACAAAGAACGGCTCTTGGAAATAATGCTTTCCTGCAAAATCGGGTTCATATGGTGAATCAGAATTTTCCCAAATATCTCGCGCCCCTCTATCCCCAAATCGCAGCCATTGTCCCTGACAATAACCAAATCCCGAACCGCTTTCCATTCGCGCAATTTGTAAAACCTTTGGTTAATATATCTGTCGAACCCGAAAGTGTCCTCACCGACAACGCCGTCAAGTTTCAAATATCGGTAACGCTCCTCATAAGTCTGTATTTGTGACAATTCCGAATATGTCTTAATAATCGTCACCCCCGCTTTGCCCGCTGTAATTTCGCATGGCATCCAAAGCGTTCATATACAGTTCCTCAACCTTTTGCGCCGATTGCAAGGCTTTAGTTTTCGCGTCAATAAGCTCTTTCTGCTTTTCGAGAATTTCTTTCTCAATCCGTTCCTTTGTGGAGCCGAGCTTTAAATAATGTGTTATAACCTGAGAGGTAGCCGTCCCATCCGACAACTGTTTCTCAGCAAGGTCAATCGCCAAAGACACCAACTGGTTCTCTCTGGCCTCAGGAGATAAAGCCGGCCCCAACTTTCTCAAAGTTTCAGAAGAGTTAGCAGCCTTAGCCCTCTTCATTTTTACTACCTCCTCAACTGTTTTGCATGATTTAAATATTCTTTTTACACAGTTTCCATATAGTTTTAAAAGGGTTTACAACGCTGGAAGAAGCTCTCTGCTGAAAGGAATAAAGACAGAGAGAAGACAACCGCTGTAAGCCCTTTTAACACCATACGGAATGAAAGACCCTCCTAAAATATAACCCCCGGGGCATTTTGTCAGGCCGGCGCGAGAACGGGAGGGGGTGCGATTTCGGCGACCCCCTCCACGCAATCTTTTAAAATTATTGACAACTTAGTTGACCGTCACAGGGTATAGATTGTTTGTTTTCGTTTTGCAAGAACAAAATTCTATTTACGAAACAAATTTGAAAATTGTTTTGATTAATTTTGAGTTCAAACTGTTTTAACCTCTTAAACTTTTTCCGATAATAATACAAACTAATTGATAACTCAAAGCAAAAAGTTCTGTTAATTTTGAAACGATTAATCAAAAAGACAATTCAACAACGAAAAGCAAAGCGATTAGGTCTAAGACAACTGCAAACAGTCAATCGCCCTTTTTATACAAGGGGTGTCCTTTCTATGCTGTTTACATTCTTCGACGCTTTTCAGGTGTGAATTGTCTATTTACTTTTGTAAATTGTTTGTTTTAATTCGTAAACGGCAAAAGCTATTCGCCTACTATAATAAATTGTCTTGCTCAATCTGAATGCCCGCTTCGATGTGTTCTTATGCCCTTTAACGGTTTAAAACTTTTGTTCTTTGCATAAGTGCGTAATGGGAGTGAGCGCGCTTAAAACTAACAAATTACAAACAAAACTCAAAACAACAATCAAAAGAACGAAAGAAAACTCAAAACAACAATCAAAAGAAAACTCAAAACTAAAAGCAAACGAAATCTAAATCAAAAGTTAATGCAAAAGCAATCAAAACAACGAACAAAAGCAAACGAAACTTGAAACAAATCGTCAAAACTTAAAGAAACTGACTAAAATTCACTTAAACAGCTTCAACAAGTTCTTGCGAATTGTTTCTGATTTTCTTGTAAATGTTCATAAAATCGTATTTGATGATTTCGTCGATTGCTCGCTCAATTTCCAAATCGTTTTCACTGTCTGACAATTGGTCAGAAGTCATTGCGATTCTTGCTAAGTAAGCACAAGAATCATAACCTTTTTCAACATCAAACAAAAACCATTGAGTGAATTGCTCAAATGGATTGTAAGGATTATCAAAGGTTGTCAGCATACATCTATTATCCATTGATTCATCACTCCTATTGTTTTAAGTATTTAGACACCGTAGATGGCGACACGTTCAGCATCTCAGCTATTTGAGCTGTTGTATAGCCTGAAAGCTTCATTGCCGCTATCTTGTTAATCTTGGCGTCGCTCAGAGCTGTTGTGGTGCGTGGGGTTGCCCTCTGTTTAAGGACGTCGGCGTCCACATGGTTTATTATCTGGTACAGCTTGCTCTCCGAGATGGCCCCCGCCTGTATAGCTTCCCACTCCCTGTCTGTGATAGGGATGGGCTGCCTTTTAGCGCCTACTGATGCACGTGCCGCCTTTAGTTCCTGTTGCTGTAGCTTGCCTATTTCCTTCTTGGTTAAGTTAGGATTGCTTTGCTTCTTGGCTTCTACAACAGAGTTGGCTATAAGCTGCGCTTGCATCTCTCTTGGAGCGTTCTTTAATGCCACGTTTAGTTTAGCGTTCAGTGTGGCCACTTCTTCCTTATACACAGCGTTCGCTGAAGATGAATATTTAATGTTGCCTGTTTTTAACATCTCTTTGCGTGACTCGTTGGCGAGGGCTTTCATCTTGTTAGCGTAGCTGGCATACAGTTCTTCCTGTGGGGTGCCTGACGACAGGGTTCTTGCGTCATCCGTCTCTGCCATCTGGGTGCTGCGCTGGGTCCTGTTTTTAAGCTTCCCCTTACTGTCCACATATGTATGCTTGTCTGCCTCTGTCCAAATCAATGCCCCTTCAGGTCTTTTAGGGTCGTACCAATCCTTGCCGGGCTGATTGATTTTAGGACTGCCTTGACGTTTTATAACATCAACCTGCGAACCTGCACGAGAGATAAGCGTAGATGCCCCCTTGCTGACCTTGCCCTCATCGTCAACCCTGCTTTTATATCTTTTCTCAAGAGCAGCGATGCCGTTATCGGCGTAGCTTTTCTTGTAATCCAACTTATGTTTCTCAGCGTCAATGACAACCATGCTGTGCCTAACAGCTCTGGCTAACTCGGCAGGGTCTGCGCCTTTTAATGTCATATCCGTAATAAGGTTTGAAATCTTACCCATTTCTGTCTGGGTATTATTCATTATTCTCATGCCTTCGTAATACGGATATTCCATTTTGTGGTCGAACCCCTCAAGTCCTTTCAATGGAGGGGTAGATGTGATTTTAACCTTGCCGCCTGTCGGTATAACCATGACAGAATCGCCGTCAAAGTCAGCTCCTGACAGACGGTCGGCAACCTTCTTGTTAATGCCGACGACATCAGCAGGCACATTCCCTAATATCTTTTTAGCATCCGCATGTTTATTGTTGACCGTCAATATAGGTATCTCAAACGTCCCGCCATGAGGATATCGTATAAGCGCGACCTTCTCCCCATCTTTATAATTCGGGGCGTACACTTCGTTATCCTTCATCGTCGTTATAGGCATAATTACCTGATGTTTCTGTCTCGGCAGCGCGGCGGCTTTCAAATGCACGGCGGCAGCGTCACAATCATCAGCAAACGCCTTTAACATAACCTTCTTTATGGTTGGGTTATTTAAAGAACATATTTCATCATATTCTGAATGTTTATCTGCCACCGCCAGATTCAACTGCTTCTCGATAAGAGACTTATTCTGCTTTGCCAAGAACTGCGACGGCAGCGCATCCTTCCAATCGCTCCAATCGCCTTCATCGGCGCGTTTATTGATAAGAGAGAGGTGTTTATTGCCCTCCTTGTCATACCAATAGCTTTGCCCGCCTTTCTCCTTTATAAGCGAGCCGAACGGATTTGTAGGGTCATTGGTAATATCTTTGAACACCTTTTCCTTTGGGGTATCTTTGCTCTTATTCGTATTAAAAACAACATCATAACCCTTCGGAATATCATCAGAATATATTGCCATACCCTTCATGTATTTGTTATTATCCACGAGGATACGAACCTGAGCGTAATGCGACTCGCCTAATGACAAATCCTGAACGTTCCTGCGAATCTCGATTAGGCCATCCTTATTAGTGCCCCCGTCTTCGGCATAGTTTATTTTAACCCGTTTAGAGTCCATGCTTTTAGGGTATTCAAACTTTACAAATGTCTCCCCGTCGTCATGTGAAATATACTCATTGACGGAATGGATATTTAACTCTCCCTTTTTAAACTTATAAATATCCCCATACTCCGTACCGGGCGGACAGAGCACGGTCATGTTTGACTGCTTGCCGGGATTCGTAACTTGCGGAACGCCCGCGCCGTAAACCTCATACCCCTCCCGTTCGAGAATATAAAGGGCCTCTTTCATCTTTTCCTTTGAAATATTCAGCTCCCTTTCAACGCCTTTGCCGACATGAATCATGCCTTTCTCATCACATTTCTCTTTTAGGAACTTAGCCGTGTTCATGGCTTTGTTCATACGGGCCTCGGATGCCTCGTTAAGCAGCGACCTTACGGACGATTCATTGGGGTACCCTATCTTCTGAGCAATAGCATTGTAGCTCATCCCCTTTTCCCTTAAACTTCTGATTGTTGCCCTATCAAGAGCTTTACGTTCGTGATTAGCTAAGGATTCTTGTACTCTAAATTCTGTCGAAGATAACCCAAAATCCTTTGAAATCTCCGTTTTGGTCATACCTTTCTTTTTAAGTTCCTCTATCCGACTTAGGAAATCCCCGCTGTGCTGATAAGGATTCTCACCTGACCCCCACGGATAACGCCCCGAACGTCTTAAAACTCCATAATGCATCAAAATATCATCCGCAACCTTATTCATGGGTTAAGCCTCCTGTTCTTTAATTCGGTTAATTATGGCGTTAAAGGATATAATCTTGTCGATGATGGGGGCGATGTCAGGGGCCATGGGCTGATGAAATATAATTTCGTTGTTTTGATAGAGCCGCAGCTCAATTTCTATATCCCCCGGTTTAATCTTATATTCCAAACAAAAAAGAGCGGCATATATTTCAAGCTGCTCCATATGGGCAGGGATTATGCCAGTTTTTAAATCGTGAATTCTGAGCATACCGTTTCTAAACGCTATGGCATCCGTAGTCCCGAAGCAATTCTCGGAATAAAATAAGACCTGCTCAGGGGTCATCTTAAAGCCTATCGCGTCGTTTACATACATATTCAGCGTTTTCTGCGATTTCGGAAGTTTCTGCCCAAGCCTTATGCACTGCGCCGCGAACTCATGCAGCACATTACCTTTCTGCGCCGCCAAAAAATTGGAATATGTTTCCGCAACCTTCGATTCGCTGTAATTGACCCAATGATATTTACTCGGGCCTAAAAAAGCGTGCTGGCCCTCAAAGCTCGAATGCTTGTTGAAGTTCATTTAAAACGTCCTCCTTGTTTTCAGGATATACAAATCTTGAAAAAGACATATTATCCATCAATCCGACATAATATTCTTGGTTTGGCTGTTTCCTTGCCCCCGAATTCTTCTTGCACTCCAAGGCGGCCCACTTATTTTTGTACAGCACAAGCAAATCGGGTATACCTTGAATATAGCCTGAATCGTTTTTAAGGACGACGCAGCCCGCGAACTTCTTCTTTAACTCCTGAATAAGTTTCGATTGGAAAATACTCTCAGACATCTCTGTGGACCTCCTTTCATAGGCTTAAAAATAAAAAAGAGAAAGTGGATGTTATATCTTTCTCTTCATAAAAGGGGCTGTTTTTTTCGCGAATCACGAAATTCAGCTAAAATTTGACTGAAATATAGCTAAACTTGACCAAAATCTGACTAAAATATATCCGACCGCCTCCTTAACATTTTTGTGAATATAAATCCCAAAATTCACGCAAAAACAAAAGCCGTTGTAACCCCGAAAATTTGCAAAAAATACCTCTCTGGCCAAATGCCCACTTTTTTGGGGCTTATTAATATATATATTTATTTTTATTATTTTTTTAATAGTGTATTAGTATATAAAAAAACGGGCATGTGGGCAGAGACCCCTCAAACCCGCATAAATACGGCATTCTTTCTGGCCAAAGTAGTGTTTTGAAAGTGGCCAAAAGCCCACTTTTTTTGGGCAAAAGCGGGCAGACGACCAACCGACATTTTTGTGTTTTTAAAAAAGCCCATTATTTCTGGCCAAAAGCCCACTTTTCAGGAAGCAACTTGGCCAATTTTTCAAGATAATTATAAGAATATTTTGACCCATCTTTCATAAAAATTGTGATTTCTAAGAACCCTCTCGGCTCAAAATATCCCGCCGTTTCCTTAGCCAATCTCGGAAATTTACTGCGAAATTCCTTATATATTTGACGCCAAGTTATCTTTCGTTCCCTCAAAATATCATCCCCCTATTACACTTGCTTCAATATAATTCTTTATCGTTTCGGCGTGACACCGCTTCGGAGCGCACCAACAAAATAAGTTAAGCTCCCCGTATCTGCGGTAAATATCAATCAAACGCCGTACGTCTCCTGCGAAAACATCGCCGTTTTCTATCTGTTTGTAGAAATATTGTTCGTACTGATTGCAAACCATATCCCGACTTGCCTCCCCCATTCTAAACGGGTTACCCAGCACTGAACTCCTGTCAACCTTGATGTCCCATTCGTTCACAGGTGTTTCGTTACGCAAATTCTTTATCAAAACGGGCATAAATCACATCTCCTTTCAACTATAACCGTTCAAGTTTACGCCATATTTCTCAGCGGCCATAAAAACCAAAGTCCGTAAAATAGCAAGTTGCAACCCCCTTCTGTACAAATCCCACGGCGGATTAAATTTTTCGATATTATAAAACATAATATCAACCTCTTTCGCAAAACAGTTCCAACACAAATTAAGCCCCTCCGAACAATACCGCCAGTCTAAGTCCGTATGACAAACCATGCATTTAGTGTTAGTCATAATCAACCGTCCTTTCAAATATAAATGCAAAAGAAAAAGCCCTTGTAAGGGGCTTAATCTTCGGAAATGGCTTCCTCTAAATAACATTTGTAAAGATGAGTAACTTTTCCGTTACTCTCGCCGCATTTTGCGGTCCCCTCGTCGTACGAACCCGAGCAAGCGTTGCTCAGCGAGCAAAACCTGTCCGTAGTCCTATTCGACTCGCAGTACCAACTCCACGCATCGTTCATAAGTTCACGTTCTCCCATAAATATCACCTCCTTTAAACAGAGGAAACCATTCCATTAAAGAAGATGTAAATCCCGCGTGAACCTCGTTTCGTTAAATTTCTTCTTGTTCTTCAAAGCCCTGCTTATAGCCAAGTCAATACCCGACCGTGATTTCAGGTGGTAGTAATATAAATCCGTATACGGCGTATTTAGCCTGTCTATACGTCCGGACGCTTGCACCATCACCTTATACGAGTAATTCTGCGAGTAAAATATAACCGTATCGGTCTTGATGCAGTTCCAACCCTCAGCCCCCGCGTTGTATTGCACAAGATATATCCATTTATCCGTTTCCGGTATCGGCTGATGTTTGTGCCCGTTCCACTCGGCTATCTCAAAACCGTCGCCGTAACAGAGCCCCTTTAAAATATCAAGCTCGTAATCAAAATTGTAAAATATAATAGCGCGCGGATGCTTCTCCACAATCTCCAAAACCGCAACCTGTCGAGATTCATCCGTATTTACAATTTTACGCAAGGCATAGCAGAACTCAGCCGCGTTCTCAATCGGCTTGTCATGCCAAATATCCCAGCGGTTTCTTGTGAGGGCTTTGTACAGGTCAATATTGTACATGACATACGAATCCGTATGATGGGAGACGGTTTCAGGCTTATAATCCATATTCACCAGAATGCGGTTTCTGAGCCTAATCAGGCGTCCAGTATTAAGATATTCCTTAATCTGCGGGAATTTTGAAAAGTTGGAATATAAAATATGGTCTCTTGCAAACGCCGTCTTGTTTTTATAGAAGCCGTTAGCGACAAACACGGGAATATAATCCTGCCAAGTGTCACCCGGAGTGGCCGACAGCAGAATCCATTCGTTAGCTCTTGTGATTTTCAGAAATGACTTAACCCAAGCCCCGCTGCCGATAACCCTCTGTTCGTCAAATATAAAGAAAGCGTTCTCAACATCGACGTATTTCTTAATATTGTTCCAGCTATCCACGACAACCTTGTTTTTGTAAAAGGAGTCTTCGGAGTTGCTCGGATATAGCAAAAACGGCACAAGCTCCCCCTCCCATTCAAGCGTATCCCGTTTGCGTGCTGTCGTGATAATATAAAGGTCTCTCACGTTTTCAAACAATTCATCAGGGTCGTCCCCCATAGGCGCATAATCGTCAATGCCCATCAAAGACAATGGCGACCCCCCTTCCTGCAAATAGTAATATGCAAGGGCCGTCCGCGACTTCCCACTGCCTACACCTCCGCAAAGGATACAGCCGTTGTGCATACGTTCGAGGGCTTCTAACTGGTATTCGTATAACTGGATTCCGACTATGATTTTCACCTCCTTTACAAAAAGAAAAAGCCCTTGTTAGGGGCTTAATTCTTTACAGATTATACTGCTTTCTTTGAAACTTCTCATACCATTGCGGTATTTTTTTGTCCAACCAAGCTGTTATTTTCGTTTCGTTCAGCTTCCATACAGCGGACGCTAAAGCAGTTCCTACTGCCATTGGAATGCCGTATGCTTCAACATAATAGCCGATTTTGGCTCTTCTGGTGATTCTTTTAAACATTTCAACGGTAATATCCCTGCCTACAAATCCGTCAGGAAACCTCATTTCTACAATCTCGTTCTTGTCTGACATAAAAAATTCCTCCTTAAAAATAAGTTTTCACAATAGGAGTTGTATTCCCCGCGAACAAAAAGGACGCCGCCCATCACTGAACAGCGTCCGTAAACTCGTAAGATGTGTTTAACCCTACGAACAAGCCATTATTTCGTCATACAACTTGGTTGTCCGCTCCCCGTCGTCAAAACGCTTTTTCAGTAACAACATAAGACTTAATCCGAACTTTCCGACTGGACTAAGCATCACATACTCGGCTATGAGCATATTTAAATAATTATGAGCCGCCTCCCAATCTAAGTTTTCCATATTATTTCCTCCTCCTAACCACCTCATCAGGCCCCTCGTTTTCAGCGTATTTAGCCTCGAACTCGTCCTCTTCGATGGTGACGTACATAGTTTTTAAATATGCTTTAACACCAACTTTGCCGTCGACCTCCCATTCATACGGTCGTATGGTTAAGTCGACATTTCGGATTTCAGCGTAATCCAAGGCATCAATGGACTCCTCATCCAAAAGGGTCTTTGTCTTTCGAGTAACCAAAAACACCTTCGGGGGTATGTTGGCGTAGGAAACCGCGACCTGAATATAATGCTTGGCCACGTCGTCCTCGTCTCTCGGAGCAAGAATTCTGACGTTCCAGCCGTCTTCAGCAAATCTTTGAGCCAGCGCTGCGTCGTCAAAAATAACGCAGAAGTTGCGATTGCCGGCACGGTTATATTTGCTGACCTTCCCGCTGAAATTGCGGAATATGATGCGGGCGTTTTCGATAACGATGTTGTCTATTTTGTTTGACATATTCATTCTCCTTTCAGTTCCGAATCCTGTTTTGCCCGGAATCCTCATCGTCAATGGTTTCTATTTCAAATGTTTCAGTTTCGGTTGACGGTTTGTACACATATTTTATTTCCGCTGTGAACGATAATATTACCCCGTCTTTTTCACGAATGGACGATAATTTGTTGATTAAGTCCAATATAAGAACGTCCGAACCCTCAACACATTGGTTCTTATTCTCCGCTTTTATTGAGGTCACATAGCATTCCATATTCATTCTCCTTTCATCTCAGGTATTATCTCATTTAATACCCTCACGGTGGTTTTGTAGTTTTTGTCAAGCTGGTCGATAAACGGCTGCCTCATGTCATATAAAATCCAAAGCACGTTAAATATCATAGACATAAGCCCTTCACGTTCGGACACGGAAATCTTTAACGATTCAGGCTGAATCAGTGGATGAATATTCATTATTGCATCCCGCCAGATTTGACCGGCCATTTCGCTTTCATCGGAGGCTATGTCCGAAATCCACTCACGAACCGTCACGCTTTTCGGCTCGTGTTTGCAATTTGAGCCGTTAAAATAAAAACGCGATTCGTCGTTTTCCGTAAATATGCGCGCCAAAGGATACACACGGCATATAACAGGCTTTTTAGCGTGAATACCGCATTTGCGGTTATTAAGAAACGGACAGGCATTATCCGGTAGGACGGGAAGAACCCGCAAAACAGGGAAATGCGAAGTGCGCCCTTCATACACCTCACAATACCGCTCCACTATTTCAAGCGGAGTCCTCCCCAAATATGAAGCGATTCTGAAAAGGTCATAAGGCGTCAGCAGAATATCCTCACGGTGCTTACAGCATTTACCGCAGGCTTTGCACGAGAATTCAAAAGTGTCGTCAAGACCGAGCATCGACAAATTTAACACCTCGTCCGCAGACATCTCAGTAAGTGGCTTTCGGTTTGAGTCGTTCATAATTTTCTCCTTTCAAAAAAAGAAAGAGCCCGTGTTAGGGGCTCAGTCTTTTAAGCATTTTCTTTACCGAAATATTCATTCCATGACTTGTAGATTATGTCGGCAATACTACCTTCTTTCGCGCCTCGCAAAAATACATACGCCATAAGCATCGAAACCGGTATATTACAAATGTCGCCTATGCCTTTCATAAGCCTATCACCCGTAACACGACCGATTATCGACAATCCCGGACTGAGTATCGCCGCTCCGCAAACAACGATTTTTGTGCCAATTTGAATCTTCTTTAAATTGTCCATAATGAAACCTCCTTAAAATAAAAATGTTTTCATAATAGGAAATGTAAATCCCGCGTCCGTCACTCGTCCCTCGGCGAGTCCTTACCAACAGGCCCATTGAATATAATGCTTGAAATATCATACTTGTGCCCGCAAAGAATATGTTCCTCATCGTAATGCGGACAATCCAAGCAAGTCTGATATTTATTATCCCCGCAGGGCACTATCCACGGCGGAATATCCCTTTGATACGGCTCGTCCGAAACAAACCGGTCGAACTCTCCGTATGCAGAAATGACTTTAACGGCGGCATCGACCATTTTCTCATAATATGAGCGGTCAATAATTTCCTCGCCGCTAATGCCGACCCAATAGTCTTTAACCGTTTCCGATTCAAGCCACCTGTAGCCTTTTGTGCCTGTGACCGCGCCAAAACCGTTTTCTCCGCTTTGTCTGAGCAATATACCCCCCTTGTAACCGCTTTTAATGGGACAAAACTGTCCGACCTTGCCGACAAATTGGTAGTCATGCTCGCCTTCGGGCAGCCCCTCGTTTAAATCCAAATATAAAGCCGTAGAGACCGCTTTGGTTTCACACATATCCTTGAACGTTATCTCTTCGTTGCTGAATAACGTCTTGAACACATACGGAACCGCGAACTGAGTGCCTTTGGCCGTCCATTTGCCATTCGTATGCTTGGCGATATAAACCGCGTCGTTCACAAGACACATCCGTTCATACGTATCCTCGTGTTCAAAGGTGTATCCGTATCGTTTGCCGTAATCGGATATAAACTTGATGATTTCAGGCGTGGCGTCCGGCACCTTTATTGAGTCCGTTTTAATATGGGATACGACAAAACCGCGTTCTTGCACGGCATGTTTAAGATTAATCATAAAAAGCGCGCCGCGTTTGGCCACGATATTGTCTTTGTTGCGGGGGTCACGGAAAGGATTGTCAAAATTGGCGGCGGTTAAACCATAAACACTGTTAAGGGCGATTTTAAGAGCCGTAGCCAAGTCCTTAGCGACGTTCTCATCGGTCAAATAATTAGCCAAAGCCCCGTTTAACATCTTTTTCGCCGTTTTGAAATCCTTATGCTTGATGGCGATGCGCGCTTCCAACAATTCCTTGAACCGCTGTGTGTACTCTTTGCCGAAAAGCTCCTCGGCGATAATGCTTGACGGGTGCATACTTGCGATATCCAACACCGCCACGTTTCCGTATATGCCCGGCTCAGAATATACATAACCGCCTTCCCCAACTTCCTCACCGCGATAGATTGACTTGCCGTTTTCGTATTTGTAATCAGGAAATATAGGTTGCCCGCGTCCGTTAAACACCGTAAATTCATCTGTGTAATCACATTCAAACACGTCAAGCGGAAATTCCCCCATATCCCGATAATTAAACCGCTCCTGCGGTTTCTTGTTGCCGCCGAATATAATCCGCGTTGTCAGCGAGTTCGTTGTGTCATTAACGGTCATTCCGGCAAGNTCTGCCAAAATTTGCCTCGCGGTAAAATCTGCCTTTCTGTTCATAAAAACCGCCTCCGTAGCAATCACGTCGTTATCACAATACTCGGCAACCTTTGTCCACAGCTCTTCAGGCACGGGTTGGTCCCAAGGCAAGCCTAATTCCTTATGGTGTATACCCAAGTCGATTTGAAATTTCTTCAGCGACTGCTTTTCACTGGAGAAGTCATGTACGTCCGTGTAAGAGACGTTATAAGCCTCGCCAAAAAAGGCATTCGGGCTTCCTTTGACAATTTTCCGGGATAGGTTGTAAAGCTGTTCCTCCGTATATCCCATAAGCCTTGCGTAGAGAATATGATTGTCGTATCTTCGACAGTTAAAGCCGACCAATTTGAACCTCATAAGCTCCTCAATTTCAGTGGGGGAGGGGTTAATCATCCTTACGACGGGTTTTCCTTCTCCTTCGGCCTTCCAGTTCACCAAAAACAGATTCGGAAAAACCTCGACGTCAAAGAATATAAGTTTCGTGTCGTCGTTTTTCGGGCTTTCGGATGCCGCGTCCGACTTGAATTTCATTTTATTAACCAGCTTTATGCAATAATCGGCCTGATGCGTGCTGCTTGCCGCAAAAGACAATATATGGCTGTGCATATCGGAAATATCGTAATTCAAGCCGGAGTTGTACGTATCCTCCAAAATCTTGTGAATAAAGTCGATTGAGGGCTTGGTGCCGGGGTGTATCTCTTTGTTAAGGTTACGCTTTATCAGCGTCCGAAGCCCTTTCTCGCTTTTAACTGCTTCAAAATTTACCATTTTGTTTTCTCCTTTCAGCGATAAACCTGAGCTTATCGTCGCGACGGGTAAGTTGTTGCATTTCGACAGTTTGCGTCTTAATGAGCTTTTACCCGTAAATATCTTTATTTCGATGTGCTGTTCGTAAATATTGCTCAGCTTGGAAACGTCGCCAGCGTAAATATAATGCAGATGTATCCCGTTTCCGCTTTTACTGAGCTCCGCGTATGTCGGCGGCCACTTGCTCGCTTCTTTGATATTCATTTCAAGGGATTTATTGCCCGCCACGTCCTGAATATCGAAGTCAACGACAATATGGTTTTCGGGAACCTTGACATAATGGAGCTTTGACGTATCAAGCTCTGACAGCTTTGTCGTTACATTGCTCCATTTCTTTAGCGGCTTTTCGTCCGCCGTCGCGTATTGAGCTGGGCAATCGGCGCATTCCCTGTCAAATATGGATTCACCGTCGCCAAACTCTATGCTCGGAGATTTCTCCTCAATATCGGCAAGGGGCCTGTCGAACTTATCCACCCTGAAACCGCTGTAGAAGCTGCGAACCCTTGAACCGTCATCCAAGTTGAATCTCTCGCTGTAGCTCCAAAAATAGTTTTTAAGCTCCTCTTTGAAGATTCTCTGAGCATATGGATATGGCACCTTAGCCTCGTCGCAGAAAGTCTTGTACATCTCCCAAGCGGCTTTAAGCGTCGTCCCGTCTTCCTTATGGAATATGTGAAACATCTCAAGCACATAATTATAGAAGTCGTTCGACGCCCCGAGCATGGTTGTGGGAATATAATTGTCGTACTTACCCGGATTGCTCAAATATACCTTCTGGCAGTGGTAGGCAATCGCCCCAAGCTCGAAGTCAATTTGTTTCACAAGGGTCTTGTATTCCCTGACGCTTACGGTGTTGCCTGACGGGGACACGTCGATAAGCCTGCGTATAAGCCCTGATTTGCCGTCTGTAATCTTTACGGGTTTATTGGTGCCCATAAATAAAAAGCACTTAAAACTGTTTTCATATGCGCTTTTAAATTTCTCGTTTACCGTCATAAGCTCGTGAGAGACAAGGCTGTTAAGCCGCGTGTTATCCTCAATTTTGGATAAATCGCCCTCATGCTGTATGGCGACAAGAGGATTCTTGCGAAAAACTTCCAAAGCGAAAGAGTTGTTTGAGGAGCCGAGGGCCTTTGCGTCGAACATCGAGTAATAACCCTCGAATAACTGCTGGATGATGTTTAAGATTGTCGATTTGCCCGTACCGGGCGCGCCGTACAGCACCATGAATTTCTGGACTTTCTTAGATTCACCCGACACAATAGACCCGATTGCCCACTCGATTTTATGCCGCTCCTCCGCAGAATATAGGGTTGACACAAGTTTATCGTAAGCGGAGATGCTGCCTTCCTCGAGCGGGTAACCGAGTTTCTTGCTGGCGTAATCCTTTTTGTCGGTTTTGTGGTTTGAAAATATAATCTTCTCGTCAAGCATGTGGAACGAATCCCGCATTTGCCGCTGACAGTATTTGTGCCAAGTA